ATGCCAAATTCAGATTTGATCCCTTCCCTGCTTTCAAAACTCTACGAAAACCAGCTTGCCTTGGAAGCCTCCATCATGGAGCTTTCGAACTGGGTAGAGCAGCGCGGCTCGTCCGATGTCGCCGAGAACATCCGAGGCGCATTGCACACCATTGATGAGAACGAAGACTTCATCAAGCTGACCCTCGCTGTGCTGATGGCTCCTGACTGATCGTCGGGCAGTCCTGCATTTCGTCGGCAATCGCCTCTCGCAATGCGCCGCCTCGATTACTGTATGCGCATACAGTATCTGAGTTTCATTACCATGAATATCGAAGAAGACACTTCAACGTGGCTCGGATGCCCCACACCCCTGGAAATGTACCAGCACCAGTGCGCGCTGCTCGAGGATGAGCTGACCAGCGCCTATCAGCTACTGACCAGGGCAAGGGCAAACATTGCAGGTCTTGTCCAGATGAACGACCTGCTGTTGGCCGGCAAGACAAAGACCGAGACGGAACTCAGGCTGGCGCTGGCAGACCTGAGTAGCGCTCACATCCATGGCTCGGAAATGAGCAAAGAGATCATGAGCCTGAAGATGATCGCCGGACAAAACGAATACTTGCGCATCGAAAACCAACGGCTTCTGCTGGAACTGAAGGTTTACCGGGGCCCACCCTCCTGACATAGGCCTGGCGCCGGCATCATGCCAGCAGCTTTTTCGCCCGCTCCCACAGCTGCAATCGATCTTCCAGACCATTGGTGCCGCCATTGATGCGCCTAGTGATCTTCACGAACTCGCCCTTATCGGCCAGCGTGTTCAGTCCATTGCTCTTCCAGAACCACGCCGCCGACGCGCTCGCCCACCGCGGCAGCTCCAGCAGCTCCGGCTTGTTGATCAGGTCCAGTCCCAGCGCCTCGCCGCAGGCCTTGTAATTCGCCCGGCCGGTAACCTGAATCAAGCCGCGCCCACGATACTTGGAGCCGTCACCCTTCTCGGTGTTGCCCAGATCGGCACGACCTTCGTACGTGAGTTGCTGCGCGGTGGGGCCCCAGATCTCTCGCACCCAGCGCAACTGGCCAGACTCATGGCCGATCTGTGCGATGAACGCCGCGACCCGCGCGGTACCCACGATGCCGTAGTGGTTCATGGCCGTGTTCAGGGCAGGAACAAAAACGCCGGCATTGCGGCCGGCGTTCGGGAGGATCTGCAGCAGCTGCTGCTCAGTGATTGGCATGGCTTTCTCCAGGCAATAAAAAACCCGCTCAATGGCGGGCTACGGTTTGCTCCGGCGCTCAAGCGGGAGCGACAGGCCACTCAATCGACAGCGGGTACCCGGCCTGGTCTGGTACACGGCTCAGCGCCAGCCGGTATTTCTTCCAGGCCTTCAGGGCGGCCATATCCGATTCCGTGGCCTCGTCCACATCGACGGCGTCCTGCAGCGGCGCAATTGCGTGGTCGGCATCAGATCGCCGGCTGGACAGCTCCCTTTGCGCAAGCTCGGCCTTGTCAGGTTCTGGCGCCACCATGGGCGGTAACTCTTCCACTGCAACATGCAGCGTGATGCTGTGCAGCAGATCCGACGGTTCGCCATCCCTGGCCACGCTGACCGCCAAGACCCCTTCGTTGAAGCTGATGGACACCGAGCAATCAGCGTCGAGCTGGTTTACGACGTGCCCCCAGCCAAGCGGCGGCGGGACCATGCCGAGCGTGCCGACGACCAAGTACTGACCTGGGCCAGGGTGCTGGGTGGTGAGATTGGAAACACCCAGCGACGTGATATCGATCACCTCACCGGTGGAGCCGAGAATGTTGATTGCCGCGCGAGTGGTCATTTAGATCGCCTTCAATGTGCCGTCGGAGGAACGGGTGGTGTTGGTGGTGGTGTAGATTTCAATCCACGAACCCCAGCTGAAATTGTTGTTGATGCGGAAGAACTGTCGACCAGAAAACGACGTGGCGTGCTGCGCGGTGAAACCCGCGTCATAGTTCTGCACGAACACAGTGCCGTAGCCATAGTTCGCAGGGCTGTTGGCGGAACTGCCGGAGCTACGGTAAATGCCTGTATCGCCAGTAGAGTTAAAGGAGTTGCCCGGGAGGTCCGGCGCCCTGCCGCCGAGGCCAAAGGCGCCGTACGGCAGAACGTTGCCGCTTGCGACACCCGCGTTCAGGATGGCGGCGCTGCCCAGTCCAAGGCCAGCGCGCGCAGCGGCCTGCGTTGTGCCGCCGGTGCCGCCCTTGGTCACCGGCACCACATTTTCCGTGGATACAGCGCCCAGGCCCGCGAGCGTGGTTCCCCACTGCAGCACCATCTGGTTTACCGCGTCCGCCAGCGCCTTTGGGTAGCCGTTCACAGGGACGATTCCGTATGAAGCGCCTGCCGCATTCACGCCACGGTACGCAGGGGTAATGGAGACCGAGGTATCGCTCGCCGGATTCACCACCTGGTAAATGCCCATGTCCGGCCCAACGAACATATCGCCGGGTCGAGAGTTTGAAAACTTCGTACCGGAACCGGTCACGACGGTATTACCGTTGGCAACGGTAACCGTGCCCTCTGTAAACCAAGATGGCATATTTTTCTCCAATAATAAAATCGATAAAGGCAGGACATTCAAAACCAGCAGGCGAAAATATTAGCCGACGGGCTTGGCGAACAGCAAAGGCACAAAGAAACTATCTCCTCTAAAGTCGCCGATATTTTGAAGAACCGCTGTCACCCTGTCAGATGAATAGTTCCACCCACAGCTGAGCTTCGAATAGGTATCGTTGCCAGGCAAATCATAAGCAATATTATTAATGAGCATGTAGCCCCCTGCATTCAATGGAGCCGAAGCGGTCCAACTAAACACCCAGCGGCCTACGGAAGTATTTGTTGCGCCTTGAAACGCCCACGAAGTTATTACGTTAGTAATTTGTGCGCAAGGAGTTCCATTATCGAATAAAAGTTTTGAGCTACTATCCCAAAGTCTCATTCCATATGTGGCAGTTGGCTTGGACTCGTAAGCAGCGACAAAGTAAGTTCCAGGGGTATTTGATTCATTAAGCCACCCCGTCCAATTACCAGGACCTCCAAGCAACCTAACCCACTGGAACGCTCCGTTCCCATCTGGCTTGGCAAAGATCAAGGGTGGCTCTGCCGAAGTTATAGCGTAAGGGAAAACAGCGCCTCCGGCGTACCTTGCAGAATACAGAACGACCAACCTTGAGAACTCAGAATCCAACGTTACAACATTCGAGTTGTTCGTAAACTGAAATCCGTAAGCCATTACCTGTACCTCAGCACTAACAACCTTTGAGTCCCGACACTTATCTGCCCTGATGGCATATTTCTGTTTGAAAACCAAACTCTAACGCCACCATCTAAAACCTGGGCATCGAACTGTGAAACGCTTGGATTTTGCGCAGTATTGCTATTCGACCACGCCACATTCGGCAGGCAAACCGCCGTATGATTGGCAGGCGAAACTCCAGAGATAGGTATGTAAACACTTCTGTCAGAGTTTTTGACCAGGGCAGAATAAACCACCCTTACCGTGAATGAATTCTCATCGATCTCTATATTGCCGGTTGGTCCCCAAATCATCAGGCCTGAACTCATTCGCTTAGATCTCCAATTTGAACACGCTTCACCCCGTTAACATCCCAAAAGCGCAAAGAGCGATTTGTCATCATTGATCTACCTTGCCCGGGAACAACACCGTTAACTTCGAACGTTCCATCAAAGAACAGCTTCCAACCAGTCTGCCCTGCAACATAGTTGTTTGATTGGATGTAGTTGCCGATCATGGCGTTTGTAATCATGCCGTTTTGAATCACCGCCGAGCTGATGAACACCTGACCGCCCTGAACCACAAAGGGCAGGATCAGGTTTCCACTGGCCTCGTCGACAATGGCGAAGCGCTGGGCAAACGCCAAAATCTCGGACGTCTCCCCATCGCTGCCAAGCGCCAGCGCCGCCATCACTTTCTTGCCGTTAGCGGTGGTTGCCACCTTGATGGTGTTTTGCGCGGACACCTTCCCGTTCAGGTTGGTAACCGTCTGACTGACCTGCTGGACTGTGGCGCTGGTTTGTCCGATGCTCGACTGCAATGTTTCCGTGGTTTTGCCCAGTGCCTCTGTGGCCGAAGCCTGCACCTTCTTCTCCACGACGAAGCTCGCTGTCGACTCCCAGGCCTTGATCGCGCTCGCCAGATCTCCCGAGCCATCATCACCGCGCACCGAAGCACGCAGCGACTCGTTGCTCGACGCCTGTGACGTCACCTTGCCATCCAGATTGGTGACCTTCGTCCCGAGGTCATTGATCGCGATCGCCTGACCGGAGATCACTTGGCCCTGGCCGGCGATTAGGCCGCCCTGCTCGCCTACCTGGTCAGCCGTGACTTTGAGGTCACTCTTGAGCTGCGTCACCTGGGCGGCAGTGGCTTCTCGGTTGGTGGCCACCACCTGCTCAAGGATTGTCAGCTTGGCTTGCGCATCGCCGACTTGGGCGCCGAGCGTAGTGACCTGCTGGGAAATAGCCTGGTCTTCGCTGGCACGGGTTTTCTTCTCGACCGCCAGCTCAGCGGTGGACTGCCAGCCTTTGAGCGCATCAGCGAGGTCACCGGTGCCATCGTCACCGCGCGCGGCAGAACGCAGCGCCTCCACCGAAGTGGCGGTGGCCACAGTCCGGCCGTCGAGCTCTTCAATCTTCGTTTCGATGATCTGCACCTGGGATGCCAGCGCATTCGCTGTTTCCAGGATGGTGCCGATATCGGTCCAGTAATCGGCATCCGGTGGCGAGGCACCGGCGGGCACCGCGCCCTTGGCCTGATACAGGCGCTGATCCAGGCGGACAATGTCGCCCTTCACGTACGCCTTCCCAGGAACGTATGCCCCGGCATCGCTGACCTGCTTGATCAGGTCCTCAAGCTCCTGCTTCGCTTCCTCCAGGCGATCATTCACAGATCCAGGGCCTTCACCCGAAATCAACTCGATCTCTTCGCGAAGGCTCTGGTACAGAGCGCCCTTGCCGATTTTGTCGGCGTAGTACTTCTCGTACTCGCTCTGGTCCGAACTGGCCCGACCATTTACAGCGCCGGGCACCGGGAAGAACGGGCCCACGTTGCCGGTGCGGTCCACCAGGCGCGCCCAGAAGAACAGGCTGGCCCCTGCCAACAGGCTGTGCATTTCGTGCGAGGCCTGCGGATAGCTGAGGTCGCTCAGCTTCACCGCCGTCGTCAGATCTGCCGACTGGCTGTACCAAAGCTCCGTGCGCTGCGTGTCCTCGGCGCCCGGCGGAAAGGTCCACTGGATACCGATGCCGTAGATCAGGCTGGTGGTGGTCAGCGAAGACACCGCCGGCGGCACACCGGTCTTCCCTTCCAGGTTGGTCAGCGCTGACGTTTTGGGTATCGACGAAACGTTGAGCGCACTCACCGCCCTGACCCTGGCCATGTATTGACCGGCATAAATCCCGCGCACATCGGCCATCAACTCGGCGGTGCGTGGTACCGCCATCCATTCGCGCGCGCCCCACTTCCACTCCACGTCATAGGCGACAGCGCCGGGCGCCGCATCCCAGGCGATCGACATGACCGTGACAGCGATACCCTGCTCTATCACGACGTGCTGGCTCAACATCACGCGCGCCGGCGCATCCTGCGTGCCCACGGGAATGCCGGTGATTGGCCGGGTATCCACCACAGCACCGTTGTCGATCGCCGGGAACTTGCTCGGGTCGTGCTGGATGACCTCGAGCTGGTACTGGTGCCACTCCGGCCGCGTGACGTTGCGGACGTAGAACTGCATCAGCTTCAGGTCTTCGTAATCGAGGATCCATCCGCTTTCTGGCACCGGCTGCTCGCTGAAGTCTGCCATCACGGTAACGGCGCGGCCGTCCACCGACTTGACCACACGGGCTTCGGACTTCCCGCTGGGCAGGTTTACCATCAAGCGCGCGCCCACCGGCACCACGGTATCCCGGTCCAGGGTCACCACGCGGCCGGCGGCGGCGGAGATCCGGCCGCCGTTGTCTCTGCCCACCAGCATGGGGTCGGCCACGGCAATGACCTGGCCAGGCTTGGGAATGCCGCCATCCAAACCGACGCGCAAGACACCGCCCTGGGTTTGCAGTTTCTCAGTCAGCGCCGCCCACTGGCCCGTGCGCTGAGCTTGGCCCAGCGACGTGCACGCGATAGCGCTGACGGAGGTCTCGCGGACGATACCCCCCAGCTCTACCATTGCTTCATCGTCGAACACCGGCTCCTTGTCGGTCTCGAAGCCCTGATCCGGATTGTCCCAGGCCACCATGTAAAGCGTATGGCGATCGCGCGCGCGGGTGCCCTCGTACTTGATGGCGCCGTTGTTCAGGATCTGCGTTTGGTTGTAGGTGTACACCGGGTCGCCCGGCATATCGGCGTTGACCACGATCTGGCTGCCGTCCCAGTAGGCCAGGCCATGAAAGATCGAGGCCAGGTCCTGCAGCACCGCATAGGCCTCGGCCTGCTTCTGCAGGTAAAGGTTGCAGGTGAAGCGAGGCTCCATGCCGCCTTTGCCGTCGGGCACCATCTGATCGCAATACTGCGCGATGCGGTACAGCGACCAGCGATCAACCATGGTGGCATCGATGCGATCGCCAAGGCCGTAGTACGGGTGCAGCACCAGGTCATAGAAGATCCACGCCGGGTTGTTGGTGTAGGCCTCTTTGAAAGTGCCGTCCCAGATGCCGTTGCTGGTGCCGGTGCCCGACGTCGCGTAGGTGCGCGTCGAGGCGTCATAGTTGCTCGGCACGCGAACGATGCGCCCGCGCATCAATACCGCGATTTTGGCGATATCGCCGCCGAATGTTTGGGCGTCGTACTCGATGGCGCTGACCGAGGTGAGCGGGTATTCCTGATCGCTGTCGACTACTTCGGCAATCGCCTTGACCACCATCTGGTCGGCCACCAGGTCGGAGTTCGCGTTCGGCGTGAGCCGGCGAACACGGACAGTCCACCGGTTGCCGTCTGGCAGTTCCAGGCGGTGAGCTCGCTCATATTCGGTGACGTTCTTCCGGTCGACGAACGAAACCAGGGCTTCTACGTACGGGCCGCCGTCAGTCGCAATATCCACGGCATAGTCGATGCGCACGCCGTTGATGTTGCCGGCGGCGTCCTGACTGCGGAGTGCTGGCCAGCTCAGGCGGATTCGCACCGCGTCAGCAACTTGGTTTGTGACGGTGTGCAGCCAAGGCGTGCCAAAGATCAACTCCTGCTTGACGTCGATCTCGTTGCTGGCCTCGGTGATGCCTTCCAGGCGCTGCTGATTCAGCTCGCCGTTGCGGAACTGCCATTTAACGCTGGGGTAGTTGATCGTGCCGTCTTCGTTCTGGATCGGCGTTCCGTCGAGCTTCACCGAGCGCAGGCCATTGACCGGGCCAACGATCGGGCCCCAGCTCCACATGTAAACGATGCGCGCGGTGGATATCGACGGCACGCTGTTCTGGGCGATGCTGGGCTTTTTCTCTTTGGCCTGGCCGCCCTTGCTGCCGTGCACGGCGCGGCGCTTGGGGGTGATCGCGCGGGGCGCCTTCTTTGCTACTGCGCTCATGCGCCCTCCAGAATGCAAAAACCCGCCGAAGCGGGTTGTGGTTTTGGTTGGATCAGATGTTGTCCTGCGTGTAGATCCCGCCCGACTCCACCGCGCCGCCGATCTCGCGCTCCCCGTACAGCAATGGGTATGGGTTGCCCTGGGCGATGGTGGTGACGGCGCCGCCGAAACCGTAGCTTGGGTTGTTGCCGTCGTCGTTCTGGTTGTCGGTGGTGGCTGTGGTTGCCGGCGAAAGCATTTGCACCACCCCGCCCAGGCCCACTGCCGCGCCGGCGGCGAGCAGGCTCAGGCCCAGGGCCGAAGATGTGCCGCCGGTGAACAGGCCACCCACGATCAGCGCAACGCCCAGAATGGTCTGGAACAGGCCGGCCTGCTTGCTGCCCTGGATGATTGGCTGAATCCGAATGTCGCCCTCGGTCCTGCCAACCATCCCCAGCTCCTCGGAGCCGATGTTTCGCTCGTCGACAAACACCGCGAAGACCATGCCGCGCTCCTCGGCGCTGCGCATGAACTTCTCGAAGCCTGGCTTCATCATGCAGAGCGCTGTCATTGCGTCATGGATGCCGTAGAGGTCGAGCTGGTATTCCTTGCCGAACTTCTTGCCCAGCACCCCGCCGAGTTTGATGGTGCGCATTGTCATGGGCGGTAGTCCTTGTGCCGAAGGATCAGTCGAACGCGGCTCGCCATCGACCAGCCGTAAATCTCGCGCGCCGCCGGGCGGCCGGCCATGTGGTGATAGATGAACGGGCCAAAGCCGCCGAGCGCCGGTGCTGGCTCGCTGTTCAGCGCTGGCTGGTCGCCGAGGTAGATGGCGGCGTGGTTGGGGAAATAGCATTCCCGACCCGGTGTTGGCACCTGCAGGACCAGCATGTCGCCGCGCTGCGCCTCGCTCACCTGGTAGAAGCCCACGGCCGCGAAGTTGTCTTCGTAGAGGCTCGGGCCGTCTTTCTTCTCCCACCAGAGGTCGGTGCGTTCAAAGTTCGGCAGATCAAGGCCGGCCTCGCGCGCGTACCAGTCGCGGCAGGCTGCCCAGCAATCCAGCAGGCCATGAGAGAAATCGCGGCCCAGCAGCGGCGCCTGGAAGCCAGCAGGCTTGAACCACTCGAAGTCCCCGCCGGGCCAGCCAACGATGCCCCAGGGCAGTTCGTGCAATTCGCAGCTGACCCGGTCCGCCATGCTCGGCGTGGGCGCCTTGTCGGGGTGGCTGTGGATGATCGCCAGCACGTCGCCGCGATCCTCGGCGGCCGCCATGTCTTTGTGATCGATCTGGAAGTGCTCGCGCGGCGTCGTGGCCAGGTTCGCACACGGCACGTACTCCCGGCCGGCGGCCGACTTGATCAGCACGCCGCAGGCTTCTGCCGGGTAGACACGCTCCGCGTGCGCGCGAATCTCGTCCTGCAGTTTTTTGTTGATGCGCATGGTCACCTCGATCGTGCGATAAGGCTCGCGCCCATGGACCCACCGAAGCGGCGGGTATTACCCCGGAGCTTGCAGCTGCTCCACCAGCCGCCGCAGCGGTCCAGCGCGGGGTTGTCAGTCGGCTGATTCTTCTTGTCGAACATCGCGGTGCCGGTATAGGCGCAGGCCTCCTGACGGTAACCGCCACGGCAGGCCCACCTGCACAGCTTGGTGATCTGCTGGGCGGGCAGCATTTGCCCTTCCATATCGGTGGGGCTCGACAGCGAGAACGTGACCGAGATGCCCGGCAGCGCTTCCGTCTTCTGCTCGATAAACCAGAGGTTCGTCCTGCTCTGGTTGCTGGCATCCGGGTTGCCCTCGGGGAAGTTGGCCGCATCCAGGAAGTGACGGAACGTCTCAATGACCTTGACCCGGCATCCGGCCAGGTCGCGGAACTGGAAGCACAGAGCGGTGATTGCGCCGCGCACGCCGCCGAGTTCATCGTCGACCTGCAGCGTCGGCGTGGCCGGCCGTCCGTCACCGCGAATATCGAACCCCTTGGCCTCGATCTGCAAAGGCGAATAAAGCTGGCCCTGCCAGATGATGTCGCCCTCATGGGCGTGGCCGTGGAAGCGCCAAATAGTGGCGCCCAGGCGCGTGGCGTCCAGTTCGTAGAGCCTGATCTGGTTGCCTGGCTCCAGCTTTTGAATGTCTGAGTTGTAATTCATGGGGCCCCATAAACGAAAATCCCCGCGCTGGGCGGGGATCGATAAGGGTTAGGGTCGGGGGTTGAACACCTGCTTCACCGAGAAGGTGACAGTGTAAATGTTCGCGCCCAGCGCTTTCTTCTTGTAGCCGTTGGATCGGTACCAGCCTTCCTGCTCCCCGGGCGGCGAGTAGCGAAACGCCTTATAGCCCTCGTGACGATCAAGGAACTTGATCAGTTCAGGCAACTCTTCGCCCGCCGAATCCTCGCCGGTGTGCACCAGGTTCCACACCTGGCTCTTGGTGTTGATGCCAATTCCACCGGCCTGCACCATCCCGTCGCCGAACGTGTTTTCCCAAGTGCGCTGGCTGACGTCACCGTCGGCCCCGACCTCAACGTCGAAAGTAAATGTCTCCGCCATCACCGCCTCCACAGCCGGCCACCCTGGCGCATTTCTGCATCCAGGAACTTGCCCATGCGCGCTTCCAGCGCGGCCCCAATGGAATCACCCTGCATCTGCGCATCCTGACTGCTCATGCCTGGCTGGGCCTGAACGGTGACGGGGGCGCTGAAGACGATTTGCGTGGGGCCGCTTGGCGCTGGGTCAGCAGAAGACCCGACCAGCGCCGCACGGCCATTGCCTGCCGCTTCCAGGCTGCCAACCCCAATACGCGCAACGGGCTGGGCGCCGCTCAGGCTGTTGTCGATCCTGGACAGCATTGCATCCAGCTTCGCGCTGGTTTGAGCGGTAGTAACCCGCTCGCCCTTTTGCAGAAACCAACTGCCGTCTTCTGGTACCGAGTCGATGCCGTCGTGCGCCATACCCGAGAGGGCCGTCATGCCCACCGCCTGCGCGAGCGGGCCGGTGACGGTCAGTGCCGTGGCCATCGCGGCAGGCGCAGCTGCTGGCCCGATGATCGGAATAGCCGCTGTCGAAGCGTACGCGTTGAGCCCCGCCTGGAGCGACATCGCCGCAGCATTCGCTCCCAGCGCGGTAGCGGCACCGGCCTGGGTGGCCTTGCCAACGAGCAGCTGCACACCCTGGTAGATCAACCACTGCGCCGCCATGTCGCCCAAGGCCTTAAGCATCGACTTGGCGAAATTGCCCACCATGTCACCGAGCGCGTCATCCGCGTCCTCGGCGTTGCTGGCAACGTCCGAGAAGAACGTACCCAGGCCGCCGGTGGCTTCGCTCAAGGCAGTGTTGGTGAAGTCGGCAGCCTGCGCCGAATAGTTCCTGGCGGCGTCGGCGTAGTTGGCCCAGGCCTCGTTGACGCCATTCATCCAGTTAGCTTGCTGCGCATCGGTGGCGGCGTAGTAGCCTTCCTGTGCCAAAAGCCTCTTGTTCAGCTCATCCTGAAGAACCTGGGTTTCACTGGCGTAAAGCTCCGGCGTGATCTGCCCGGTGTTGCGCTGCTCGTTGAGGGCCGCCACGTCTGCGGCATACTTCTGCCGCATGGCCAGATCGGCGCGCATCCGGTCACGTGCCTTATCACCCATGCCGACACCGGCCAATTCCTGGTCGAAGCCGTCTGTAGTTGTTTTGGTGCTGAGGGACTGAGCATTCTTGAACGCCGTCAGCTTCAGGTCATCCTCGTTGGCCTTCTTCAGCTTGTTCAGCGCATCAAGCTCAGCGGCCATGCCCTGGAGCTTTTTCTTTTGCGCCTCGCTCAGCTTGCCAAGCTTGCCCTCCTGAAGCTCGAAGGAAAGCTTCATCACCTCGGTGGCGTCTTTCTGCTTGTCGCCGGTGGTGTTGATCAGCTCGATCTGACGCTTGTAGCCTTCCTCAGCCGTGTCGAAGGACTTCAGTTGCTGCTTGGCGGCAGACTCGGTGGCGCTGGTGTTCTTGCGGAGAGCCTTAGTTGCTGCGTCATCCTTGGCTTTTTGCGAATCCTTTGCGGCAGCTGCTGACCGAATTGCTACGATCATGCCTTCCGTCAAGTCCGTATTTTCGGAAATGAATCGGTTGGCGGCTGCCAGATTGGTCTTGTCCTGCGCAGCGCCGAGTTGCTTCTGGAGTTGCTCGAGGTACTTCTGGCCGACTTGTGCAGCAGCAGCTTTCGCCGCGTTGTTTTCACCCTGCGCGCGGGTGTTGGAATCCGTTTCTCCAGTAAGTAGTGCCAGGGTTTCTCGCTGCTTGGCAAGAACATCGGTCAGCCCCGAAACCCTTATTTGGCCGGTCTCAATGGACTGGGCCATCTCCTCAGTTACGCCAGGTATCAAACGCAACTGGTCTGCCAGGGCCTTCCAGTCAACCGCCTGCCCCTTGGAAGCATCAGCCACAGCCTTGTTCATCAAGTCCATGGCGGACTGAAACTCTGAAGAAAGAGGCGCAATACCGGCCATAAAGCCAGATGAGCCAGCTAGTCCAGCATTGGTGAGGCTGCTCTGCAGTTCAAACGCAATTGCTCCAGCAGCACCAGAAAGCTCCTCTTCTGTGTCCGCGATAGATGACCGCAGCTCACGCAATGTCACCGACTGCGTTGCCCTGTTCAGCTTGTTGAATTTCTCTGCCAGCTTATCAAGGGGATCCCCCAGGTCGCCCAGCTTCTCTTCTAAAACGCTCGTATTGTTGCGCAGGGTCAGGAACGCAGTCGCGGCGCCGATCGCGAGCGCGGCTACGCCTACGGGGCCACCGAGCATACCGAGGAGGCCGAAGCCGGCGCGACTAACACCGGTCTGGGCAGCGGCAACGGCGTTAGTGGCGCGCGTCTCCGCTAATCTCGCCTCGGCCAGTTGAAGCGACATTTGAGTCTGGACTGCGGTACCGCGCGCTGCGATCGCTTCCTTCTCGGCCAAGAAAACCGAAGTCTGAGCTTTCTGCTGCTCGGCCTGCGCCACCAACAACACAGCTGTGGCCTGAGCCTTTCTGGCGGCGACGTCTTTGAGCGCCGAATATGTGGCCGTCGCAGCAGATGAAACAGATAGGGCGCCATACCGCCCAAGAGCCGCGATGGCGGCCATGATTGCAACATCGGCGATGGTTTCGAAATTATCACCCACCACGCCGATGGCTTTGCCAAGGGCACCAGTAAACCCAATCGTCTCGTCCAATCGTCCGACATATACGCTGAACGCATTGGAGAGGTTTTGCACTGCATCACGAACAGCTACGCTCATCGCATCAGCGAGCTCACCATTCGCCTTTGAAGCCTTCTGAAGACCCTCCGTCAGGATGTCGAGTCCGAGCTTTCCCTGGGCGCCGAGACTTCGGATCTCTTCAGCGCTTTTACCGGTGGCTTTCGCGAGGGTGTCGACTACAGTCGGCATGGCCGCGAGAATGGATTGCCAACCGTCCGCCTCTACTTTCCCCGTTTGAAGCGCTTTCGAATACGCGTCAATGGCGGCGCCGGCCTTGTCAGCTGATGCTGAGTTCGTCACAAGCAGAAAGCTGAAGCTGTCCATTACGTCCAGCGCTTGGCTGGTGTTGTAACCCATTGACTTCAGACTGTCCGAGGTTCGGATGTAGAGCTCTTGGGCCTCGGCGAGCGGTCGATATGTGCGTTTTGCCGTATCGAGCAAGCGCTGCTGCACCAAGTCGTATTCACCAACACTTGCAGTTGCCATACCGATACGGTCAGACATCTGACCGTAGGAGTCGGCCGTCTCAATGATCTTGCCAATACCAGCAGCACCAATCGCGGCAGCGAGCGCCCCCTTTATCAATCCTGAAGCATGCTGAGCCCGCTCGCCGACACGATCGAAGGCAGAATCTACACGGCCCAGGCTTTTATCGATCTTCCCCGAGGTTTGAGCAACACTGGTATCGGCACGCGCCATCTCCTGACGCAACTGGGCAGTGGTCGCCTCGATGCGGACGAGCATCCCCTGTACGTCGGTATCAGCCATGCTTTTCTCCGGGCAATAAAAAACCCACCGAAGTGGGCTTTCTTGATGAATGAATTAACTCAGAGCGTCTCTATGCTCATTTTTGCTTCGTCGTCGTATATCTGACCGGTTTTTATATTTACGACCTTAATCCAAAATACCTTTGCTTGGAAAAAGTAACTATCAATCTCTGATTCGTGCGGGCTGCTGATCGTTGGCGCGTGATAATCCTTCGCGACCCGAACAAAGTCTGGTACCGGCATTACGGTAAAATTGACTCGAATATTCTCTCGCTGGCTCTCCATCTCTTTTGCCGAAATTTTCAACTTACCCGAAACGTTGTAGAAAAATATGGTCCCGGGTGCTTTAGGGACAGGGCTGAAAACGAGAAAATAACGGTCAATCTTTTGCTTCTCAATCAGAGCTGTAGCCCCAAAAGAGTTCTGTCCAGAGTAGGTCCCTCTAGAATAAGTATCCTCCCCAAGATCGAACGCAGGATAGTCGGTGTTGAGCGCCTTCAGGGGATCCAGCCCACTCTTAAACCCCCGCCCTTGAGCGTCATGCATTGATACGCGCAATGAGAACTCACCGGTAACCCTATCAAACTTGATTGATGATGGAAGTACTACCCCGTTTACGGAGAAGTTTCCAAACGAAGACATCCTGCTGGCGAACGCAGCGTCGGTCTCATACTCTCCTCTCGGACCGCCGAGCCTTTTAATTTCACCTAAGAGGTCCTTGGCAGAAGAAAATTTCTTGGCTTGAACATTTTTTCCAGCAGGATCGAACGTTATGAACGCCTCTTTTTGAGCAGGCACAACCTGGGCGCTCCCGGGTGGTGGCCGAACAGTAGACTGAGGACCCGAGCACCCGTACAACACTGCCAATGCAGCAACCAAAATAGAAAAACGCATCGATTCACTCCCTGTATTTACAAGGAATTTACCACTGCCTGACTTTAGAAAGCACTCTTTGCTGCTCCCATGTCACTGCGCACGCCTACCGGTCAAAGCCTGTCGCAGCTTATCAGCCACACTCGACGGCGAAGGCTTCTCCGTCTTGGTCTTGGTCTTGCCGGAGCCGAACGGGTTGGTCATCTGCGCCCACTCGATCTTGGCATCCATGGCCAGGAACAGTTCGGGCATGGGCGTGGACCAGGCCAGGTCTGGTGACCAGCCCAGCCAGCCGGTGGCTACCGCGTAGAGCCGGTCGACGTAGCTGCCGTCCTCGACAGCATTTACGCCGCCGCCGGCTTTTCCTTTCCCACGGCGGGGCCTTTCGGGTTGTACAGCGCGACCAGGTAAGCGTTCAGCTGTACGGACACATCCAGCACGCCCGCGTGCCACACCTGCTCGGCCACGGCCTCGGCATCCTTGCCTTTCAAGCCAGCGCCGCCAGCAATGATCACTGCGCAACCATCGACGCTCAGCGCGTTGATAGCATGGGACGCGCCGCGCAGGCCGCCGAAGTGCGCCTCAATTGCTCGCACGGCGCCAAGCGTAGGGGTCAGCGTGTACGTCTCGTCGCCCAGCTTGATTTCGACGGTACCGAAAAGGGTTTTGCTCATGTGTCGAATCCTTGGGATTCGGGGCCGAAGCCCCGCAGGTTAAGCGGCGGCAGCCGGGAGGATTTCCAGAATGTCGGAGTTGATGCCGATGGTGACGTTGCGGCGAACCACGTTGTCAGCAGCGCCGGCGGCGACGGTGTTGTTCATCACCTTGCCGCGCAGGTAGAAGGTGGTGGGCAGCACAGCCGGGGTGGCTGTCGGGTCGCCGTCGTTGAGGGTGATCTTGATGTTGTAATCGCCCTTGCTGCGGTCGCGGTGAGCGATCTTCAGCTTGGCCTGGCCCAGGTCGCCGTTGTCCAGGCCGACGGCCAGGGTGAGGTCGCCGGCGTCGGCGGTGCCCTTGTACTTGCGCACGCGGCCATCGCGCAGCGACGTGAAGGTCACAGAGCTGAACGTATCACCGAACTCGCCCAGGTCTTCCACTTCGCCGATCTCGACGTAGGTGTCTGCTTTGTAGAGCGCTTCAGTGTCTGCGCCGTTCTTGCTGCCGATGCTGATCCGGCAGCCGGCGGCTGTGTTGAGGTTGTCGTCGGCCATGGGGGTTCCTCCAAGGGCACATTGGATAAAGCCGCGGTGCGGCCGGGTATTGGGTTCAGTGGGTGGTAATGACGCGGACCGTGACCGATCCTTGATACGTGACGCCGTCAGGTTCGCGCTGGGAGTCTGCTTGCTCGACCCTGACCGAGACCGCGCGCCCGACGGTCAACGGCAGACGGCGCTCGTCCAGGGCCGCGACAACCTCACCGAGGATGCGTTTCACCTCGGCCTGGCCGTGGGCGTCCGACCAGACCGACAGGTAAACCAGCCGCTGCTCGCGCTTCCTGCCGGCAATCGGTGAAGTGTTGGTGGATATCTCCCGGTCAATCGATACGTACGGCATGGGGGAATCCATGGGCGCGCCGTCGTGGACAGGGCAAGAAACTTCCGCTGTCAGCCTGGCAAAGATTGCCTCCTGCAGCGCAACAGACGGATCAGCCATTGGAAAGCCCCTTGCTCGCCTTGAGCAGCGTTCGCCCGATGGCTGCCTTGATGCTGGCCAGGACATACTCACGGTTCACGTCCTTCGCCGGGCGAAGCCATGGGTGAGCGGGCCGCGCCGGGATGTCCGGGTACTTGCCGAAGAAGTGCGCACCATCCGCCTTGTTAGTAGGCCGACGGCTGCGCCCTCCCGCTCGCTTGTTCCCGGTGTAACCCTTGGTGCCGTACTCGATAAAGCGCAAGTAGAAGAAACGCTGCTTGTTCTTCTTGCCCCTGATACCGATCTGGGCGTCGAGGCCGCTTTGCGAAACGAAAACCGTCAGAGCAGCAGCGGCGGCGCCCGTGTCTTTCGGGATCAGGCTTTTCATCGTGGAGAGAATCCGCTCGGCACTGTCGCGCATTACCGGTGCCAGCTCGTTATCCATGGTCGCGTGGATGTTGCGCAGCGTCCGGCGCAACTTGAAGTCACCGGACATGCGCGATCGGCGGGCGGCCATGGCCTACTCCTTGGTCTTGGCCGGCTTCTCAGAGGCAGGCGCTGCTTCGGGTGCTGGCTCTACCAGGCCGCGCGCGACAAGATCGGCGCCGAGTTTGGCATCGACCACAAACTCATCACCCTTCTCTCGGTCACCAGTGGCGCCAGACAGGGTTCCCAGGGCAACAACTTTCATAATTCACCTCTATGGATTGGGTACGTTTGAACAGAGCAGCCGAAGCATGTCGCGCTCGTTGTTCGGGAGCGCGGCTTCGATCAAGTAGGTGGTGGTGATTCCGTTCACCGTGTGCACCAGGCGATTGCCTGCGACAGCGTCCGCGCGAGGCCTGATGCGAATCTCTGCGGTAACCACCACCTTCAACTGCTCAGCGACTGGCGCGGTCCGGCCCGTGGGCATGGTGATCTCAGCCCAAAGTTTTACGAGCTCCACCCACGAAGTGTCGAAGCCGCCCGTTTTGTTTTTCGTCAGAACTGGTTTGAACATGGTGCATCGATGACGTAATGGGCCGGCTCTCATCAGACCCCCATGCCGATACGGTACGGCGCCAGCAATGACTTGCTGGTCAGCGGTAGTTCGGTCGCGATTGTTCCAGAGACAACCTCTTCGCGGTTTGCATAGAGGTGCCCAAGCTTCAGCAGGCATGCCGCTTCGATGGCTTTGTTCACGACCATGCCCCGAGCCGCTTTGGCTACCGCCTCCAGCGTTTCAGCGAACACAAACCGCACATCGGCCTCCGCCTCCAATCGCTGATCGGCATCTTCAATAGCCTGGGCGGCTAGCATCGATAAGTCATGATCGACCACCGCGGCTGCTCTTTTGGTGGGAGCTGATAACCTAGCGGCTTCCAGGGAGGTCTGATCGGCATAGAACGAACGATTCAAGTACGCCATTGCTGCCGCTTCAGCGCCATCTAGCTGGGATTGCACCAGGTCCTGGTCTTCGCTTTCGGCGCGCAAGTGTTTCATGGCCAACTCGATATCGATCACGCTCATGCTCAATCAGCCTTTTTCTTGTCAGTGGCCTTTGCCTTGGGTACAGATTTTTGAGTGGCGGCCACGCTGGTGGAAGTCATTGGTGTGGGTTCGGCTTCGGAGTCAGTCAGGTCGAACAAGGCCTCATCCTTGCCTTCGTCTGGCTCGGCATAGCCTTTCTGCAGCAACTGTCGGCCGTGCTGCTCACTGGTTAAGAACGAGGTGCCTTCAACCAAAGTTCTGCCGCCGAGATACAGCGGCTTGAGGGTCTTCAATTTCATTTCAACCTCCGAGGGGCCGCCGATTGGGCGGCCCCGCTATATCAAGGGGTTGGGGTAGCGAAGGTGCCGTAGATGAACGCTTCCGGACGCTTAACAGCCAGCGCCAGACGCTCCTCGCAACGGATCGAGATCATGTTCTTCTCGAAGTCGTCGGCGTTCTCGGTGGAGATCACCACGTTGGCGTCCTCGCGATCAAAGATCTGTGCGCCTGTCTGGAAGGCACCGGTCAGGAACTTGCCCAGGAACGCCGCCAACTCAGTTGCAACAACTGGCAGCCCCCACAGAGTGGGGCCGGCGAGACTCAGCGGGTTACCGATGATGTAGCGACCCAGGGTGTCCTTGGTAAGCTCAATCTTCGCCCAGTCGGTGAAGTGGAGCACGTGACCGCTGGCCGGCAAGCGCGCCAGTTGCGACTGGAGCATAGCCAGGCGCAGCTGGTCGATCTGGGTCATGGCGTCGGGCTCGAAGGCTGCCGAATAAGCTTCTGCTTGCGGCACGATGCCATGCAGGTGCACGCCAGTGCCATCGCCGAACAAGATCTCCGACTCTTCGGCGTATTTCAGGCCGTAGCGCATTTCTGCGTCGATGGTCGATTGCAGTTGGGCGAAGTCGTCCAGGATCTGCTTCGAGGCCTTGAACATGTGCGCGATGGTGGTGACCGGCGTGATCTTGGTACCGAACTGGATATCGCTGTAGGGCTTCGCGGTGTTTTCAGCCACAACGCGGGCCGCGTTAGTGAAGCCGGTTTGCTGAACCCAGAAGATCGCTGGCGAAGTGGTGCGGCCGGGTGCAATCAGATCACGGATGAACAGTCGTTGCTTCGGCATCACGTCGATGCCCGGCAAGCGCTGTGGCTCCACGACACCCTGGGCGACGCCAGTGCTGAGCAGCGCGGCGTTAACCGGTACGCTGACACGGCGGTTGCCTTGAATGCTTTTAGCGAACTCGGCCAGAGCTTCGCTTTTGATGACGGTGCCGCCGAGGGTTTCGCGCTGAGCGGCAGCGGCCTGGGTCGGAATTCGGGCGAACTCCTGTTCCAGTTCGCCGAGCTGCGCCTTCAGCTGCTTCTCGGCTTCGGTCAGGCTGTTGAACTTCAGGGCCATCTCATCGACGGCAGCCTTGGTTTCTGCAGACAAGGTGCCGGCCTTCTTGGCTTCGCCCAAGGCGGATTCGGCCTTGGCGCTGAATTCGCTGGAAGCCTTTTCCAGTTCGGCACTCATTTTCGCAAGCAGTTGGGCTTGTTCGGACATATTGAATTTCCTTTATTTGGTAGCGGCTGCCGAGAAGCGAGCGAGCGCTCGTTCCAGATCGGCTATCGGTTCGGCCAGATTGGCCAGCGTGTCGGCAGCGTCTTGCGTACCGGGCCCGGCAGCGCATGGCGTGCCTGACTTGATTTCTTGAATTAGTGATCGTCTCTCGCTGCGCGGCATTCCCTGCTTCGCTAGGATCAGATCGAGTTTTCGGGCGGCGATGAGGCCAGCCTGTGCTTTTGTTCCCTCCTTTACGGAGTCGGAATCAAGCAGCGAGTCAGCAAACCCCTGCTCCACAGCAGCAGAACCGCCTATCCACGTTTCAGCATCCATCAGCTTTTGCATTGACTTCAGGTCGCTACCGGTTCGAGCTGAGTAGATATCGCCCATGGCGGCGTCAAATGGCTCCATCATGTCGGCTATTTCGCGGAACTGATGGCGATTGCCTGCGGCTATGGTCCAGCCGTTATGGATCATCAGAAAACCAGAGCGGGCCACCTGAAGTTCATCAGCGGCCATGGCAATAATCGAGGCGGCAGAGGCAGCCAGACCAAGGACCTTGACCGTCACATGGCCTTTGTATTCGCGGAGGATGTTGTAAATCGCCAGCCCCTCAAACATATCGCCGCCTGGGGAGTTCATGTTCACGGTCACATCGGCACCGTCCATGCTGCGAAGAGCGGCAGATATGCGCTTCGCGGTTACACCTTCTCCTGACCAGGGATCGAACCCGATAGCGTCGAGCATGGAGATGGTGTTTTTGGACTCGCCGTCAGCAGCCTGGATTGCGGAGTTCCAGCGCTCCATTGCCTGAGGCATCAGGTCGAATGAAACACCCGCGCAAGGGCGCCCCGCCGGCGCTGCCGGAAGGCTACGAATTGTCATGGGTTATTCTCCAGAGCTGCCGGGGGATCGGCTTATTTCATTCGGTTGAAGCCACGCAGATAGCGCGGCGCGCACTTTTTCGCCGCCATCACTGCCTTGGCCGAGCTGCTCTATGGGCAGCAGGTTCGATTGCACGGTGTACACATCACCGCCGGGTATCGGTGGAAGGTTCTCCAACCGGCGGACCTCATTACGGCTCATCCAGCCGTTCTGAAGGCAAATATTGTAGTAGCTCGCCCGACCTTGACTGTCGGCGCGCAGAAGCCCCTCAACAGCGAACTCTGCGAAGTAACGGTCGTCGCGCTCCAAAAGGCAGCGGCCAATCTCCTGCTCAATATTTTCCAGCAGCGGCCTGAGGCAGTTGGTAAGGAACTGCAGGTTTTGCCCTTCAACGCTCGACGCCCAGCTGCTCTGCTTGTCCATGTGCCCGACCATGAAGGGTGGCACTCGGAACCAGCGGCAGACTTCTTCGATGCCATACGCTCGCGACTCAAGCATCTGCGCCGCTTCAGGGTTCATGGTGATGCCCTGATACTTTAGACCGGCCTCAGCAACCATGATTTTGCCGGCGTTCTTCGAGCCCATAAAAGCCTGAAGACTCGATCTCAGCTGCTCGCGTTGCTCAGGCTTGAGCGCAGTGTCGCTGCTCAATATCCCTGATGCCTGCATGCCCTGGGCGAAAACCTTGGCGGCTGCCTCTTCGGCCGAAATCGCAGCACCCATGATCTCTTTGCCCGTGGACACCGGCAGCATGCCGCAGACACCATCCAAGCCGAAGCCGCGGATGTGCATCAGGTCATCTTCGGCGATTACCCTGGGCCTTCCGTCCTGCGTGTACTTGTATTCCAGGCGACCGCTATCCAAGCGCTTGACGGTCATGAGCTGCGGGAGCAGAGGGTTTAGGGCAACCACCCGACTACCTACACGCTTCTTCTCGACAAAGGCGTTCCCCCGCAGGCAGATGCTTGCGACGATCATCAGCATGAATCGGCCCGGGGTCATTTCTGCGTTAGGGCGTTTTGTGAGGATTTCGTAGAGCGGGTGGTTTGTTGCAGCTACACGGCCACCATCTGCACCGCGCTCGTAAAGCCTGAGCGGCAATGTCGACACGGTTTCGGATAGCAATCGGACACACGACCAAACTGCCGAAAGCTGAAGCGCTTTGTCCACTGTGACGACTTGACCACTGGCAGACGTACCAAACCACTCCTGCCAAAATGCCTTGTCATTTAGGCCGACTGGCACGCCAAGCCAGCTTTGCAGGGCCGATCTGACCCGTCCAGGCTTCTTTTCGCGCGCCATTAAATGCCTACCATAATTGGATTTTCGTAGAAGCCACTCGGATCAGGCTCGCCCGCATTGGCCAGCACCCGACCTATGGCCATGATCAGCGCAACGGCGCCGTCGATCTTGTTGTCATCGCCCTGCTTGATGGGTCGCACGACGTCATCGTTGCCCGGCAGGTGCTTGCCGATCACGTTGCCGACGCACCAGGTCATGATCGGATTACCGTCGTGATGGAACCGGCCCGCTTCTATCGCGGCTTCCAGCTCTTTCATAGGGTCCGACATGTTGGTGTAGTTCTGCGTGATTGTGATCGGCTCAAAGCCCTGGTCATCAAGGTCATGACTCAGGCCTGTAGCTCCATGAGGGTCAATAGGACACTCGCGCACCGGGCCGTGGTGGTTCGCCTCCTTGGTGTCCTCGAGGATTTCGCGGTAGTCGACCTCCGCGCCGTCGGTCACATCCAGATGCTTGGAGTGAATCCAGGCCTGGAAGCGCTCAGCCATTCGCTTGTTATCGGTGTTGAAGGCGGTGTCGTATGGGACCCAGAACTTTGGCGCAATGCTGTAGTAGTGGTTCTTCCCATCGATAACACGCCAGAACAACCGGGCTCTCGAGTTCATGTCGAGCTTTCGCGCCAAGTCGAAACCGGCAATCCACTCCTGCCCCTCGAACTGCTCCAGGGTCAGCGAGGTGTCCTCGCAGGCCTTCCAGCTTTCCATGTTGTAGAAGCCGGACTTGGCGCTCACCCAGAGGTTGAGGTGCTTCGTCTTGAAGGTGTTGGCAAAGCGCGCAGAGCGAATGGCCCTGGCCTGCTGACTCTCCAGGTATTCCTGAAACACCGAGACGCCGTGGTTCGGGTTGGCCTTGGCCAGCATCTTCGGATCGGTCCAGTCGTCACCCTCGTCGAGCGTCCAGATCCAGCCAAACAACTCTTCGTCCGGCACGGTACCGGCCAGCATCTCGACGACCTGTCGGCGCTTGTCGTAGCACGGGCCTTCAATGTCGGCGCCGGCGGTGGTGATGATAAACATCAACGGCTGACGCCGGGCGCCCATACCGGTGAGCATGGTGTCGTACTGTGCGGACGTTGGATGCTCGTGGTACTCGTCGACGATGGCGCAGCTTGGCGATGCGCCGTCGCCAGGGTTACCGATCAGTGGCTCGAACCGGCTGAAGTCGGATGGGATGTTCATGTTCGAGGCATTCACCTCGATGCCGGCGGCCTGAATCAGCATCGGCGATTTGCTGACCATGAGCTTGGCAGGCCTGAAAACCTCCCAAGCCTGCTTCTCAGTGGTCGCGCCTGCGTATACCTCAGCACCGAACTCGCCATCGGCGACGAACATGCTGATGCCCACGCCACCGGCAACAACCGATTTGCCGTTTTTCCTGGGAACTTCCCAGTAGCTTTCACGAAACCGGCGGTGTCCGCCCTTCTTCTTGACCCAGCCGAATGTCACGGCCAGGCCGAACAACTGCCAAGGCTCCAGCGTTATCAGCTGACGCTTGAATGCCCACTCTCCCTTGGTGTGCGGAAGCAGCTGCATAAGCTTGAGCTTTTTCTCTGCCTTGGCCGGGTCGAACTTGAAACGGAAGCCGCGCTTGCGGCTCGCCGCCAGGTCGTCGAAGTGGCGCTGCACCGCCTGGTGTATGTAGCGGCACGCCGGAACCTTCCCGCGAAGCAATGACCGGCCCCACGCCGTTGCCTTGTCGACATTGGGGTGGGCAGATTTGGTCATCAGGTTCTCAGCAGGTTGGCAAATTCGTTGGTTTCTTTCTCCTTATTGCCGCCAATCAGTCGTGTGCGACTGGCCGGGTCCAGGCCCAGCATCGAACCGAATGTCACCATCTGGCGCATCGTTTCGTTCGCGGCGGTAAGTGCGGGGTTCTTCATCGGCCCACCAGTGGCTCCGGTGACTACGATGCCATGCAGCTGGATCGATTCCTGCGCAAGGCGCCAGTTGTCGTAGGCGCTACAGAAGGCCTCAACGTTGTGCAGGTCCGTGATCGCCACCACGTTCTCCCGCAAGAGCTCCGGGACAATCATGTTCCACATTGTGGCGGCGCGCGGGCTCAACCACTCTGGCGGGTCGATCTGGGTGATCTTGGAAAACTGCGGTTCGGCTGTGTTCAGCGCGCGCTTGCCAGGGTTTCCGGCGAGTGCTTTTTTGGCCGTTGGCTTGGGTTTGCGACCACGGCCGGCGACCGTGGCGGTGCCTCCCATCGCGCAACTCCTGAATTTTTAATTTCGCGGGTGTAAGAAAAAGGCCAAGGGGACGGTCTAGCTACCAAAAACCCCAGACTTTTGACCCTCCCCCTACCCAAATGAGAATCACGATCATTTGAGCGTGATATCCGGTCAATTCGCACGATTTCTCGATGGATTTCCCCAGCCGCCGTCCTCGGATGCCGTCTTCCTGCTGTGGCAGGGGTGGCAAAGGGGCTGCCAGTTCGAGCTGTCCCAGAAGACAGCCTTGTCACCCTTGTGAGCGACAACGTGATCGAGGTCAGTGGCTGCTACCACCAAACCTTGGCGCTCGCACTCAACACAGAGCGGATGCTTGGCCAAGTACGCCTTGCGTGCCTGCTGCCACTTGTAGCTGTAGCCACGCTGGGCGCTGGTTTCGCGCTGACGTTCGCGCCGTTTGGCCTCGGCACTCTTGCCGATGTCGGCATGGTCGTCGCAGTAGCGGGGATTGCGGGTCAGCACATTGCAGCCCTGCGCAGTGCACGGCTTCTTGGGTCTTGGTGGCATTTGTTATTTGCTCTGGCTGCGAACGATCTGGGCGTCGACCTGGTCAGCACACGTATCGAGCAGCTTGATGGCCTTGTCCTTGAGCTCCCACACATCACCATTCAGGCGAAGGTCGGTGTCATCCTGATCTACCCGCTCGCACGGGATCAGCTCAGGGGCTTCAATCCTTACGGCCTGGGTCTTTGTCACCACTACCGGCTTTGCCGCGCAGGCCGTCAGGCAGAGGCTGAGCAGCCCAGTCACGAACAGGCTTGCTGTTGCGCTTGAGATCTTCAAAGTCTTTCCTCGCCTTCTCGGCTTTCTTCTCGCTGGCCTTGATCCGCTTGGCCAGGTCTGCGGTGTACGCGGCATTGCGCAAGGCTTCGGCGCGCAACGTGGTGATGGTGGCCTGGCTTTCGGTGTTGGCCTTCACCGCGTCTTCTTTGTTCTTGGTCTCTTCCCTCAGATCACCCTGCAGATCGACGTACCGGTACTGCTGCAGGCCGATGAGAAGGACGGCTACTAGCACGATGATGAATCCCGTTGCGAATGCTTTCATGCTGAGTCCGCCTTGCGGCCAAGGAACCTGATTATCAGCTCGCGAATGGCTGTCACGCCGATGAACCCAATGGCACCACCGGCGGCGACTGACAGGCTCGAAGGCCATGCCATCCACTCAATGACGCTGCTGGCTGAAAGGCTCAAGGCGCCGCAGATCAGCGCCTCAAGCAAGACCCGCCATTTGTTGGCCTCTTTGCCTTCGTAGAGCACGCGCAATAGGGAAATAGTTGCGGCCATAACCGCTCCTTGCCACAGCGGGTCACTGAGTTTCAGTCGAAGCCATTCCCAGGCCTGGACCCAGAGGTCGGGATCTTTATCTAGCATGACGGCTTCCGACTGCCTCCCTGCAGGGAGAGGAAAGAATCGGCTCCAGCAGCACTCCCAGCTCGGAGCGATGGGTGTGGCGGGGCCGAAAACGAAAAAGCCCCGGCAAATGCCGAGGCCCTTATAAAATCTTTATTGCTAAACGCCAGTGATGACTAACTCTACCGAGCGTATATCGCTGGAAAGAGGAAAGGTAATCTTGCACGATCCTTGCCGCCAGCTTTCTACATTTACGTTAACGACTCCTAACACCTGAATACTCGTTGGCTCGTTAATCATTGCCACAGGAAATAGCAACTCAGCACTGGTTTGACCCGGCTGCAAAGCTAGCGTAAGGCGCTGAACCATCAGTCCATTGGAATAAAGCTTGAAGCCAAACCTTTCGTTAGAGTACGAACTAATTACCCTTGCCGCTGGTGATTCTGCCCCCAATTTCTTTACGTCGAGATGCTCAACAAGCTTAGGTGGCAAGTCAGCCAGCACTGCTTCTAGACCTAAAAGCTTTGCCGATTTAAGGCGAGGGATAAGATCCGCAACTGGTTTACGAAATACAGTAATGAATGTGAGCGCGATAATCGGCCAAACCAAATGTGAAATCGCTTTCTCAATAAACTCCAGCCAGCCCAAGAGAAGCCCTCCCTAAAAACCACTAAAAGCAAAAAGCCCGACTCCAGGGTCGGGCTTTGCTCGCGGAAAAACCGCAAAGTAACTGAAATCTATATGCAGGGACCGGGGCTGTCAAGCGGCCTGACGGCGAATGTCTAAAGCCCCATCAATCCATGCGATACCCGCCTTCCAGAGCCCGCGCGTCTTCTCTTCGCCGAAGCCCATTTTCTTGCCGACCTCCATCAGCGAGCTGTCGCGGGTGGTGTAGTACTTCATCAGCACCTGGCCGCATTCCGGGTAGCGTTTAAGCAGGCGGCCCATCAATCCGTCAATCATCAATGCATCGTCGTCTGTGATCATCGGCGAAAGGATGGTGTTCTCGCGGGACGCGCAGCAAGACACACCAGAGCCCAGCACCACCCAGCGGCCCCAATGCTCCAGCAGATCCTCGGCGGTTCGTTCTTTAAAGCTCGGTGTGAAGGCCATAGCTCAATCCCCTTTGTAAGACGAGCCGCCTGGCCCGCGATGGTTCGGTGTCTGGTATTCATCGATGATGCAGCGAGCAGGGTTATTGCCGGCAAACTGGGGGCGCGCCCGACGAGCCAGCAGGCCCAGCTGGATAACCAGGTCCTGCATCAGAAGAGGCTCAAGGGTTTCGGCATGGACGAAGCCAGAAGAATGGCAGCCGATGCATTCGAGCTGATGAAACACACCCTGGATCAGGCCGGCACCACAGCAGGATGGGCACTCAGTCAGCGGTATCTGGCGGCGCACAAAGGCGGGGCCATTGCTCTTTTTCATCATTTTTAAACCTCGCCTTTTATGGTTTCTGAATTTGGCTAGAGGCCGCGCCATTCAAGGCCTCGGCGTCATTGTGCGAATTTCCGTTTCTAGTCATGGTCGAGCGGTGAATCAGGCTGAAGCCCTTCCCGTCTAACCAGTCGTGCCACTTGCTCAGCGCCTCACGCTTGAGCAGCTCGGCCGAGGTATGGATGTAGGTCTGCACGTTGCGGGTCATCGTGTGGTTGACCAGCATCTCGCCGATCAGGAAGTCGACGCCAAGGTCAGTCCACCCGGTGCGCGCCACCTTGCGCAGGTCGTGGCTCGTCCACTCACCCTTGCCCAGTCGAGTGAACACGGCACAGGCCTGGCTGTCGCTCATAGGCCCACGGTTGCGAGCCGGGAACAGGTACGTGCCCTTGTACCCCTTGGCTGACTGCCATGCCCGGTACCGCTCCAGCAACGCGCAAACCTGATGGGTCAGCGGCAGGTGATGCTCGCAGCGGGTCTTGGTATTTTCGGTGGGGATGAACCACTCGCCCTGCTCGCCCAGGGTCAGGTGAGACCACTGCGCCTGCCTGGTCTCGCCGGCGCGCGTGCCGTGGCACAGCATCATCAGGGCCAGCATGCAGTCCTGGGAATGCTGGTCGAACGCGGCGGCCAGCTGCCCGATCACTTCCTCGAGCTGCACCGCACGCAGGCGAGATGGCTTGGGCTGGATACGCGCTTTGGTGAAGTCGGTGAACTTGAACCCGGCAATGGGGTTGGTGGTGATCAGGCGCAGCTTCTCGGCCTGGCGAAACGCGACCACCAGCACGCCCCACATCAGCCGGACATAGGACAGCGACATTTCGGCCTGCATCGGCCACATGACCAGCTTGTCGAGCGTCGACCGGTCAACGTCCTCCACCACCAGGGTGCCGAGCCGTGGTTTCAGATGGCACGAGATGATCGAGGTGTTGGTGGAACGGCGCTTGGCTGAGAGGCTTCGGTCGACGGCCTGCCGAGCGGTGAACCAGTCCAGCAGCTGGCCGACGGTCTGCAACGTGCCGGCGGCTGCCGAGGCCTTAGGATCGGCAGCCAAGCGCTCGCGGATCTTCGGCAGCGCGTTGATCAGACCTTTCACCGGCAGCTCGGGGAAGCCGGCGATCTTCTCCCACTTCTTGACGACCACCAGGTACCACGTTCCGCGGTCGCGGTTTTGGTGGAAGCGGAAATACACGCCCGGGTACCGCGCGTCACGCAGATCACGAATATGCGTGTTGCTGGCCTGCCGGCGGATCTCGGCATCGGTAAACGACGTGAGCATTGTCTGGGTCATGCGGCGGCCTTGGTTTGAGGTAGGAGAAGGTAGGCCCGGATTGCCTCGATGGCGTCGACGTGCCCACGGCAGACGATGGCCAGGTAACCCTGACCGGTCAGCGCCTGCAGGTATGCGTCCTGGGCCGGTGAAACGGCGGCGTCGTACGGCGCCCGTGCCTTGAATTCGATGTAGAGGCCGAAATAGCCGCCCCGCGCCATCGGCAACACCAGATCTGGAACGCCGGCCTTCACGCCCTGCTCTTTCAGCTTGATCGCCACGAGCTTGTGCCGGTGCCCACCGTTCGGGACGTGGTAGATCAGCTTCGCGGCGGCTGGGTAGCGCAGCGTGATCTCTTTGAGCAGGGCGGCCTGCTCCAAGCCCTCACGGTCGACGGCCTTCGCGCGGGCCGGCTTGGTGGTGAAAGGCTTCACAGTTTCACCTTCCCTTCGCTGATGAGAATGTCCTGGGTGCGCATCACGCCCTCGGCGAGGAACAGGCGAATCTCATACTTGGTCAATTGCCCTGGCGCGCGCAGGCGGCCGTCGGCGATGTCGTGGCAGTAGCCGCAGGCCCAGGCGGCCTGGAAGTCGTTCGGCTTCATCCCCATGCCGCAGGTCCCGGCGAGGCGGTAGTGGGCCAGCACGGTGGTGGATGGTTCGCATGAGCAGCCAGGGAAACGCACCTGGCATTCGCGATCGCGCGCGGCTTTCGTGAGTTTGCTCACTGGAAACCTCCTGCCCGGCTGGCGCGCAATTCGGCCAACGCCTTTTTCCCAACCTCCGGGGTAATCTTCGGCTCAAGGGCAAGCTCTGCCACTGGCGCCGGGGCAAGCTGCTCGCCCTGCCAGATCCGCCGGCATTGCATCAAGTACTGCTTCTCGAAGCTGGCCAAGCCGAGTTCCCGAGAGAGCAGCGGCAGACTGTGGAAGCCGGCGGCGGCGGTGGCGTGATACACAGCCGGGTGATACCACTTCGAGCAATTGCGCATGGCGGGATGGCAGTTGCGCAGCGCCTGGGCGTAGGCCGACTCGACGCTCGGCAGCCCGAGGCCCTCTGGCGCAAAGCACCAGCTGACGAATACGCCAGGTGCTGGAACGAACGCGGATTTACTCGCGCTCACAACCCGCATTCCGTGGTCAATCTGCTCCATGCGGGTGATGCCAGAGCGCATGAACTCGCCAAGCCATTCAAGCTTTGAGGCGTTCATGACGGCTTCGGTTGGCCAGGACTGGCGCCAAGCCCCACAGGCACCGCGAAGACGCAGGAATAGGTCGTCGATTACCGCCTGGGTCGATGGGTCGACGGCGACCACCGCGGCCGAATTATCAGGGGCTTCGTAGGACGGGTCGGTGCGACGGCGCGCAACGAGCTCACTGGCTACCACTGGCTTGCTTGAACGGTTCATAGGCGAACTCCTTTCGATGCCCAGTCATTGCCGCCCGACTCACCCTCTGGATCAGCACTCGACGCAGCGGCGGCTCGCTCCCGCTTGATCCAGCCAGCGAGCTTGAAACACCAGCCAGCGGCGGTATCGAGTACGGAGGTTTTGGCCACGAAGAAACCCTTGAACCCGGACAGCAGTTCCGGCGTCAGGGCGTCAGCTGGCAGACCGGCGATTTTCAGTTGGGTATGGAGCGCTTGTTCCTGGGGCTCGAAGTCGGCAAACATCGCGAAGCGCTGGCGGTCGTCTTGTGGATCCAGAGCCTGACGTTCTTGCTCAGCGATCAACTCGGCAAGCTCGCGCTGCTGCTGCTCTTCGGTTCCTTGATGGTTAAGTGATGGATTGGGTGCAGCCTCTGCACCCCGTTCCGTTCCAGGCTGCACCCCGTTCTGTTGTGAGCTGCACCCCGTTGCGTCATCTGCACCCCGTTTTGCACGGGGTGCAGGATTTGCACCCCGCGATATCTGAAGGTCGTAAACGACTGGGCGGCGGTCATGGCGATCGATGTGCACGGCGGCAATAGCCTGATTGCCCTTCTGGATCAGTCCGGACTGCTCCAGGTCGTCGAGTTTGTAACGAACGGTCCGCTCGGATAGGCCGGTGTCCTGCGCAAGCGTGGAGGCAGATGGAAAGGCACCAGTGCCGTTAGAACCGGCGTAGTTGGCAAGGCACAGCAGCACGTGACGCGCGCTTGAGTCTTTGAGTATTTGAACGGGCAAGGAGAGCGCCCACGACATTGCTTGAACGCTCACAGCGAGTTTCCTTGGAGTTGTTCGGCGAGGGTGGTGATGCCTTTGCGAGTGACCATGACCTGCTCGACCACCTTCAGGTCTTCCTCGTCACCCTTCCCTACCTTGACCAGCTTGTGCTCAAGCAGGCCAGAGGTAAGGCGAGGCTGGTAGGCGGACCAGCTGGCGAAGGAGGTGCGGCGGTAGATCCAGCGGTTGTCGCTGAGCCACTTGAAAAGTTTCAGCGGGCCGAGGCCCAACTGCTTGGCGGCCGAGGTGATGCAAATCGAACCGTTTGTAGCGGACAGGCGCTCCAGCGCTTGAACCTTGGGGGCCTGCTGCTGAATAACCTCGTGAAGTGAGGCGTTCTGCTTGGCCTGATCGGCGGCGAGCTGGAGGGCTTCGGCGAAGCTGGAAGGCATCGACAAGGTGTGCCGCGACACCTTTTCGAGTTCTCCGAGACGTGTCACGACACGATGACGGAGCGGGATGCTGTACCCGGTCAGAAGCGTCTCGGTGAGTACCCGGTCAAGCTGAAACTCGGCGGTGTAGCCCCGACCATCCTTCTGCTCCTGAAGATGGCGCAGATCTGCGCCATCCTTCTCCAGGGCGTCACGCATCACACGGATGTCGCGGATTACATCCTTGTGCTGTTTTCGGGTGAGATCAGCGATCTCCCGGCTCGACATGGTGACGGTATTGCTTGGAGCAACAATCGTGTTCATAATGGCCCCACAGTGTTTTACAAGTTGTTGAAAGAGCCGGGTTGCAGCCCGGCTTTTTTGTGCCTGCGATTCAGGCCGCCTTCAGCGATTCGCGAAGGATGTGCAGCGCTTCGATTGCTTCCTGAATTGCTTTCTCGCCCTGAGCCTTTTCGTGCTGGCTGATGTGGTTGTCAGCAGCAGCGTCGAAAATCAGCCGCCCAACGTCACCGCATTCGGCGGAGAGGTGGCCGAGAGCAACCATCAATGGCTTGGCTGCCGGCTTCTCACGGGCGACCAACTCGAAGCCGAACTTGTCAGCCAGCGCCATCAGCGGGCGCATGTCGCCGGTGTGCAGAAGGACGCCGAAAAGATGCTCGATCGTCAGGTGATGATTCGAGTTGTCGGGGTTCGAGCGCTGCAGCAGGCTCACGTGTGCAAGGCACATCTTCCCGGCCAGCTCTTCTGCCCCACTTTCCTTGATGGTGGTGTGGCAAGCCCTCAAAAAATCTTCCATTCGTAAAACCTCAAATTTGTTTCCGTGGCGCCCTGCAGGTGCAGAGGCGATCATTTGCAAATGGAAAGACGGATGCGGGATTTATGCGGCTGTCTTTTTGGGGTGAGCCTCTGAGAGAAGCCAAGAAGGCTCAAAAGGCTTTCCGTTAGCGGATGCCAGGCTCGCGATTATTTCTGCGTACCGAGTCTCACCGGTGTACTCCGTGCGAGGGAGGCAATCAGCGGCGAGCCACTTGTAAATAGCTCGCGGTGTCTTGCCGCATGCGAGGGCAACCACCGGTACGCCGCCGGCATCATCAATTGATTTCTTTAGCGGGCCCATGTGGCCTCCAAGTGAATTATGAACTTGCAGTACATATTATGTCGGAACTGAAAGTACATGCAAGGGCATGCGATATTGAACCTATGGTTCAAATAGAAGAAATACGTGGAGCGTTTGCCCTGCGCCTCAAAAAATCCGTTGCCGCGAAAGGCATAGATCAATGGGGTGCTGGCGCGCGGCTGTCTGAAATTGCCAAAGTCACTCCGAAAGCCGCGAGTAAATGGCTGAACGGCGAATCAATGCCAGGGCCTGCAAAAATGAAGGCCATTGCTGACGCTCTCGATGTGCGGATTGAGTGGCTTCAGCATGGATCGGGAGACGAGCCCAAGATTTCAAGCTTGCGCAAAACCACAGACTCACCCAGCGCAGAAGCAACCTCCGCCTCGGATCTGGTGCGTGAGATGCTGGAAAAGCATGGGAAAGGGCTTCCTGACGACGTTCGCCTGAGAGTGGCGGCTGCAGCAAGTGAGCCTGCCAGCAATGTCATCACTGTCGACTTTTCCCGCCCAGGCCAGGTCGGTGACGAAGTGTGGATTGCCCACTACGACGTGCGGGCGGCGATGGGTGGCGGCCAGATCCCGCACGAATACCCTGAATTGCTCCAGGACATCAGGGTCAGCCCCAAGCATCTACGCGACTTGGGCCTCACGTTCAAAGAGCACTTCCATCTGAAGATGATCACCGGATGGGGGCAGTCGATGGCGCCGACGATCAAAGACCGCGACCCGCTGCTGGTCGACATCACGATCCGGGAGTTCACCGGCGACGGCATCTACCTCTTCTCGCACGACGACATGCTGTACGTGAAGCGGCTGCAGAAGAGAGGCAAGGGCTACTTCAAGATGATCTCGGATAACAAGCATCATGATCCCGAGGATATCCGAGTGGATGACACCTATATTTTGGCTCGGGTGCTACTGGTGTGGAACGCCAGCTTGGTATAGCTATATTCCGACCATAAATAGGCTTTAATTCTTAGCGGGGAAAAACCCGAACAATTTCTCAATGAAAGCGAGCGATGATCATGGACGAAGAAGTACCACCTGATAAGCCAATCACTCCAGAGGTTTCGAAATTTCTAGATGGGAATGTTAGCTATTTGGCTTTGAGTCAAATCACCTCGCCGTTGCGAGACGCTGATATCGTTCTTACATCAGTCCTAATAGATACACTCGTAGCGCTCCGCTCGCTTCCTCTTGAAGGTGAGAGCAAAGAGCGGGCAGACCGCGCGTGGGAAAAATTAAATGAAGTCTTCGTCCCCATGGATCTTTTGGAGGAGCGTACCGCCCGAATATTCAGTGGCCGTCACCCCTGGGATAAATCTGGAGACGAAAAAGAATGAGTGACACTATTCGCTACCTGCGCGAGGATTACAGACAGCATAACCTTTCATCCAGCGAGGACTCAAAGAAAGGTGGGGGTGGATCAGAGCCGCCAGGAGGGGACAAATTGGAAAAGCGAGTCGAGAATCTAGAGCAAAGCCTTAAAGGCATAGAAATCAGTCTTGGACGGATTGAGACAGCGTTGGATGGCCTACGTACGAATGTGTTTCCAAATCTAGCCACAAAAGCGGATTTGGCGAATGACATGGGGGCCGTCAACCAAAGCGTGGCTAATTTCAGAACTGACATTACGCGCGTCGAGGGATCAATGATCAAATGGTTCATTACAACTGCATTTCTCCTGTCTGGCGGAGTCGGAGCAGCCGCTTTTGGGCTAGCTAGAGCATTGCCTCACTAAAAAAGCCCGCTTCGGCGGGCTTTTTCTTGTCCGTCAGAAAGGCGCCGCCTCTTCTTCCTGTTCAAACTCAACCTCCCCCCTGCTCGCCACCTCGATCTCCTGCTGCTCCCACCTCACCGTCACGCTACCGTCGTCATTGAGCGTCAGCTCAAGCTCGTCCGTACTGGCGATGACGCCAAGCACCTCTTCCCATTCCCTGTCCCCATCCGTATCCAGACGATGGATCGTCACCCAGCGCTGCGCCTGCGCCACGGGGTGGTTGATCATCGAGGACACCCTCAGCGCCAGGCGCTCCATGCCGCTCATTTCTTGGCGTGATGCCAGTGCCGCCTGCTTCTTCCCCATGTAATCCACTCCCATTATATAGCTGTATATACATACAGTAATGCAGCGAGAGTAACGAACCTTCGGTTCTGCGTAAATCGCATTTCATCAGCCCGCCTCATCCGACAAAACTCGAACCGACAAAATTATGTACTTTTGGTACTTGACTGAATATGAACCTGTAGTTCATATTTAACCCATCGCAGCAGCACACAGCCAATGCGTCGGGCTCTCAGCCCACCGCTCTTTAACAACCAGCGCAACAAACAACAGACCGCATTGCCTCTACCGGCGACCGGCGAGCAGACAGGCCCGAAAGCCTGCCAACGACAGGGAAAACCTTGTACGGCTGCTCGATGGTGAAACGCCAGAACCGAGTGAGTGACCCGGCATGCAATGCGCCCCGCTTCTCCAGCGGCAATAGGAAACAAATTGCACCCAATCAGAAAAGTTTTCCCACATCTGGCACGGAGGGTTTGCACCAATGCAGCATTAACGGCTTCACCCTGATAGCGCAGAAAGCCTGAAGGCTGCGCCACACCACCTGACAGGCAGCGGGCATCTAGGTCGCCAGTGTCACCGCGCACTGGCCGAGAGATCGGCAGGCCACCCCAAGTTCAAGCGCACCACTGATGATTCAAACCCGGTCCGTCGCCAGTAGCGGGACCGGGCGGCTGTTACGTAGGGAGGTCTTCGTGGCACCAACGAAAGCCCGGGGCAACTCGGGCTTTTTTACACGCGGGTAAATTCGTCAGCACCCCCCCCTGGGCCCACCGGCATACACCAGGCGGACAGGGTGCTGACGAATAAACGCAACCCCACAGAGGTATCCACCATGCACGCATCAATTCAACAGCGCGTCGACGGGGTTGCGGCCCTGCACATGCGCTCCCGGCTGGCCACCGCCGAGTTCTACGCCATCATCGGCAAAGAGCCACCGGCGCAGAAGATTCGCTTTCAGATCCGCTCCGCCGGCAAGGCTTACCACATCGTGGAGCTCGCCACCGGCAAGGTGAAGGGCTTCCGCTGGACCTGGAAGGACGCCAGCAATTTTGCCCAGGCCCTTGAGGCTCGCGCAGACGGCGTGAAGGTGACGCTGTCGGGCGGTTCTCAATGATCGGCGTGCCCATGGCTGACCCGCGCGACTTGATCATCGACGAGCTGAACCAGCAGCTGGACGCCTTTTTCGGTGCAGGGAAGTCAGTGCAAATAATCCCGTCAGGGGTCAGCGCAGACGCACCTTTCTTCGGTACCAACTCCCACCAGATAAAGCTGCGGGCAGAACGCGACAAGCTGGCACCCGCCGTGCGCGCCGAAGCCGCCAAGGGCGTCGTAGCCAGCGCGGCAGCAAAGAACTTGGGCATGCACATCAAGCGCGTGACGCTGATCGCCCAGGAGAACGGCTTCAAGTTCGCCGAAACCCCATGAAGCGCATCAACAACCAGGTGCGACAGCGCCGGCGACAGGCTTGGCTTGATTTGCCAGCACATGAAATCGAAGAGGTAGGCCATGGCCGAGCAAGATCAGCAGCCGACGGAAGAAGCCCTGAAGCAACGTCGCAAGCGCGAGAAGGCGGCGGCGAGGGACGCAGCATTGGGCGTCGAGAAGTTTACGGTTGAGGTCGCCGGCGTATTCAAGGCCGACCTCAAGCGCCTGATGAAGCAACACGGCTTCAACAACCAGCAGGAAGTGTTTCAGAACCTGCTGCGCAACGTGATCGCCGCCGACTTCGAAACGGCGGCGCAGATGCTCAAATGTGTCACGACACCTTTTGTTGTCACTGAAAAGGTGTCGCGCATTATTCAGGCAGCGGGCCTGAAGTCGCTCGCCGACGATCCGCCAGGGTCTGACGATGAAGTAGAGCGGCCTAGTTAAATATCCAAATGTGCTAGTTCGGCATCAATAACTTTTTCCGCGTTCTTCATCGCGTTAGTGGCATAGAGGTAGTAAATCTGAAGGTCATCGTAACCGAGCCCAAGCTCACGATCTTGAATTTGCCGACACCGAAGCAGTGCAACCTCAATGAGTCCGTGCTCCATGACGTTATTTGCCACTTCTCCTCCTTCGGCCTGACTGATTCGACGCCCCACCTCAACCACTTGTTCAAGTTTGGTCACTGCTGCTGCGTGACCTTGTGAGTCGAGATCCGCGATTTTGTGCCACACCTGGTCGATGATTTTTGTTTTCAATTCTCGCTCCTTGATCCGGCTCCATACCGGCAATCCGTTTTAAAAATTAACTTAATCCAGCAATTGCCACCGAGAGCTGTGCCCAAAATGAAAGATTAATCCCTTGCTTATCAAACCAATCCCTAAGTCTAGAACCGTCAATATTTCCATTTGCCTTTTGATACTCGATAGCGTCTTCAACTAGCTCATGAGGAGGCTGAGTTGGAAGGCTCCTGAGAGCGTTGACCAAAGCAATGGGCGTATTGGGCGCAAAATAATTAAGCTCATCAAAGTGAGCTTTGCTATTGTTTTTTAGATCCACACCAGTATCAGCAACGATATTAGCCGTACCAACTGTGAAGGCGCTGTTATCAGACTTTATGCCTGTAGACATCGGAGATACTCCTTTACATTTTTTTGATTTAATGCCTGACCCGCACAAGCAAGGCACATTTCGATTGCCTTTTATGTAAAATTCTTTTTGGTGATCTTCTATATTGGGATGTCGTGAATTAACAATAGGAAAATTAACTTGAGTAGAGTTATTGATTTCAATTCCATTTTTATAGCCCTTGATATTTACGACACCAAAAGAAACATCAATAGAATTCTCAATCAATAGACCCACGCTCATTTCGCCCTCCGAATTACCATTTGACCCTATAAGACCACACTTAAAGCTTCAGCCCCATCTGCCTCAAATTCGAAGCTGTCGTTACCTTCATACTCTCTCTTAACGAATCACGCCAGCAGGTTCAGTAGCAGGCAGGCCGGCGAGGTCACGCCACTTCGCCAGTTCAGCGATCAGGTTAAGGCCTGGGCGCACCTCAGCTTCGAGCGCTTCATCAGGAAGGCTCAGCAGGCGGACAACCTCAGCGCCGATCAGGCGTATCGCTTCCACATCGGTTTTCGTGCTCATCGTGGTCACCGTCAGGTTTTTTCTGAGTGCAAATAATCAACCCAATTTACGAATCACGCCAGCCGGCGAGGAACCCCTATGCCTACTCACAACATCGTCAGCATGAGCGGCGGTAAAGACAGCACGGCTACGCTGCTGGTCGCCCGCGAGCTGGAGGTGCCGAACCTTAGCGCTGTAGTGGCTGACACCGGGCATGAGCATCCAGAGACGTACGACTACCTCCACTACCTGGCCGAAGCCACCGGCGTTCCAATCCGGTGGGTGAAGGCAGACTTCTCCAGGCAGATCGCCGGCAAGCGCAAGTTCATCGAGACGAAATGGCGCGAAAAGGGTGTTGCGGAATCCGTGGTACTGGGCGCTCTGGAAGTCCTGCACCCTACCGGCAATCCATTCTTGGACTTATGCCTGTGGAAAGGCCGATTCCCCAGCACCAAAGCGCGCTTCTGCACCGACGAGCTCAAGCGCAACCCAATCATCGAGCAGGTCTACCTGCCGCTCATGGACGGCGAGAACATGTTGCTGTCCTGGCAAGGCGTACGGGCAGACGAGTCGCTAAACCGAAAATACCTTCCTGAGTGCGATGAGGTGGGAGGCGGCCTGTTCAACTACCGGCCCATCTTGAAGTGGACAGTTGATTCGGTCTTCGAGGCTCACCGAGCCGCCGGCATCAAGCCGAACCCGCTGTACCTGCAAGGCTGCAATCGCGTTGGCTGTATGCCCTGCATCATGTGTGCGAAAGACGAGCTCCGGCAGATCGCGGCCAGGTGGCCAGAGGAAGTTGACCGGGTGCGCGAGTGGGAGCGACTGGTGAGCATAGCCAGCAAGAGCGGAGCGGCTACATTCTTCGCTACCGTCACCGACCCCACCGTCCGGTCAGATGAAAAGGTCAGCGCCGTAACGCACGGAATTGACAGGATCGTCGACTGGAGCAACACCGCCCGCGGCGGCCGCCAGTTCGACATGGTCGACCTGATCGCCCGCACCGACGGCCAGAACAGCTGCTCATCCGCTTACGGGCTTTGCGAGTAAGTCCATTTCAAAATCACGGCAACCCACAAGGATACTCCCACTCTCGATGTCACCCATGGCTCTGTGTGCTGCGACGTCGAAGCCGCGACCCAGGCCTAGCATACACTGGGCAAGCGCGCCGCCTGGCTAGTTGGGTCGAGCTATCATTTCGCTATTGCATCCTGCCTTCAGGAAGGCGAGCATTCAGAATCCGATGAATGCTGTTGCCCACAAGGACGTATCTTTGAAAATCCCCGCGGTCAAAAAAGAAAAGCTCGAGCAAGCTCTTCAACAGTTTGATAAGAAATTTCGCCAGGCTCGCGAGTGGGCCGGCTGGATGGACAATCAAGCGCATCGCTATGCGATTAGCGCTAACAACACGCTATACCCTGCAAAAAAGATAGTTTCCCTGGCAACGGGAATTCCCGTAGGCCTTTTTTCCGGTGGTCAACCTACAAATGGATATCTAAAGCGGCACGGCTTCACGATCATTGACCTACCGCGGTCAACTGATCCCGAACTGAGCTTTGCGATAGGTCAGATTTACGATAGGCAAACCGAAATTCATGACCTGTTCGGAGGAAACTCTAGAAGCGGAATTTCTCCTTCTAGCCGGGCGCCAGCGGTCTTTATTTTCACTGGAGTTTCAGGTGATCAGTACGGATACGCCGACTCACATGATGAGAACAACGTTTTCAGCTATACCGGTGAAGGTCAGATCGGTGATATGAAAATCACTAAGGGTAATCTGGCTATCCTTGACCATGCAAAGCAGGGGAAAGCGCTTTATGTCTTCGAGATACTCGGCAAAAGCCAGGGGCAAAAATATATCGGTGAATATACTTGTGCGAATTATGAGTGGCGCCGTGGGCAGGATAAACATGGCAATGATAGAAAAATAGTAATTTTCAATCTCCTACCTATCGGTCATGAGCTGGACACTGATGAGCTCGTGGAAGAAGAAGATTTTATCGACCCTTCTTTATCACTCAAGGAGTTGAGAAAGCGTGCTCTTGCTGCTACAGAATCTCGCTCTGCAGAAGACAAAGGATCAGCCAGACGAAGTGTTTACCGCCGGAGCAGAAGTATCGCTGAGTACGTTCTGAAGAGGTCGGGAGGAAATTGCGAAAGCTGCAAAAAACCAGCGCCGTTCATGAAGTTAAATGGATCACCGTACCTGGAGCCGCACCATGTAAATCGTCTATCCGACGGAGGCCTAGATCACCCACTTTATATAGGTGCTATCTGTCCAGTGTGCCATTGCGAAATTCACCATGGAATGCACGGAAAGGTAAGGAACGAAGCGTTAAAAGCCTACGTCGCCGATATCGAGCGAACGTCTTAACCAAGACCCAGCAGGCGCACATGTGCGGCAACAGCGTCAGCCCACCGCCGATGGCAGCATTGGCCCGGGCCAACGACCCACGGCGTGTTGTAGAACGGCAGGCCGCAGCGGCACAAGTTAAGCAAACCACACATGCCAAGATGCTGTATGGAGCCAATCGATGAGCGTATAAACGCCCTTGAGGATCTGGTCAATCAGCATTTGGAGCAAAACATCTTCTAAAACTCGTTTCATTTGGCGCACCTCTTTTGAGGCGACCATTTTCCCGCACTTTAGGGCACTGCCGGATTCCCGAAACTTTAGCGAATGTCCTACACACCTAAGCCAACGAATCTTTCCCCATTGACACTCCACCTACCGGGTTCGCCCGGCAAGGACTCCCCGTGAAACGAATTTACCTCAGCGGCCCCATGACCGGCCTGCCAGGCCTCAACTTCGCCGCCTTCCACGCCATGACCACCAACCTGCGCGCCGGCGGCCACACCGTCAACAATCCCGCCGAGATCAACCCGGAAGGCAGCACCTGGAACGACTGCATGCGCCGAGACATTGCCGCCCTGATGGAATGCGACACCGTGGCCACCCTGCCCGGCTGGGAGCATTCAAAGGGTGCACGCCTGGAAGTCATGATCGCCGAACGCCTCGGCATGACGTTTATGAATGCCCTTGCTTTCACTTGCCCAGATCAGATTTTACATTCTTGGGTACTTCGGTCGCATCCCAATAATTTTTATAGCTATTAGAGAACTCATGATTTATCACCTTCCCTTCAACAGCGGAATACATTGCAAGTGGAGCTTTGTCACCTCGAAACTTAATCAAAAGAGAACTTCCAACTTGATAGTCGACAACTCCCCAACGAACGTCATCAATAATGACGTAAGGTAAAGAGCGCCCATCACTCGTTCTAACCCATACTCCTTCTGCCTCTCCGGTCATTCGGGGAAACACAACAAGAACAATCATGAACAACAAAAGACCTGAGAGATATAACCACGACTTATTTAAAGCGTCATCCCCTAAACAAACTACAATTGCCGCCGCAAAAAAACCAATCATTATTCTTACATACGCACTTAAGTCCTTAACGAGCCAAGCTGTAGGCGTAGCTTCTGTGCGATACCCCTCAACCGCCACCCAGACAGCAAAGAAACAAATGATTAACGAAATCAACGAACACACTAACAGGAACCATCTTGAAAACTTTACCGGAAATGAAAACTTAAGCATTACAAACGCTATTAGCGCATACGGAGCTATTGACAAAAGAGCACTTGTTGAGTGCATTGCATACCCAGCGGGAGATATATTTCCCCCTATCCACCCCACGCCTAATGCTTTTAAATAAGATTTGTACTCATTAAATCCATAAAGAAACGATAACGCAAACACACCCGCACTCATCGTTCCAAGTTCCGCAAGAGCGGTCGCCAAGTTTCTTTTTTCATTACCGATCATTTTCACATTCCTTCGCATGTATCCTTGAATAATACCTTACAACGAGTTATTTACCATCTAGATCAACCGCTATGGCGGTAAGGACGACCCATGTCTGAAATAAAGGAACGGCCGATACTCTTTTCGGCGCCGATGGTGCGCGCCATCCTGGAAGGCCGGAAGACGGTCACGCGCCGGGCAGTGAAAGGTTTCCAAATCCCTACTGAGGACACCGCCATTCCGGCTGGCGATCGTCAGCGCTGGAGTGCAATAGGCCAGCGAGACCCGCGCTATGGCTTCTGCGTATTTGGATCGACCGAAGCAGAGTGCGCAAAGGAACTGGAAGAGTACGCACCTTGCCCATATGGGCGACGCGGCGACCGGCTGTGGGTCCGCGAGACTTTCGGCCTGCAGGTCCGACACTACGGCGGCGGCGCCGGCGAGCACATCGTTTATCGCGCCACCAACCCTGACGCCATTTACTGCAAGTCGGCAGAGGGCCAGGAGTACCCAGTCAAATGGAAGCCAAGCATCCACATGCCACGGCACTCCAGCCGCATCCTGCTGGAGATCACCGACCTGCGCGTCGAGCGGTTGCAGGACATCACCGAGGATCAGGCTAAGGCCGAGGGCGTGCGGCTCTACACCGATCATGCCGAACTAGGTGATTGGTGGCACGTCGAGGGGATCGAGACATACAGCGCTGATCCGCGCAAATCGTTCGAGCTGCTCTGGTCATCCGTCGGCGGCGACTGGAGTGCCAACCCATGGGTCTGGGTGGTCGAGTTCAAGCAGGTGACGCCATGACCCTCCGCCAGCAGATCACCACCTACATGAGCGGAGCCGGCGGCTCCCGCGACAACTGGTTCTGCACCTGGTGGTTCCGGTTCCACATCGAGCCGTTCACAACCAAGCAAATACGCCGGGAACTGGAGCTGATGAAGCGCGACGGCCTGGTCGAGTCGGATCATAGCCAGAGCAACAACACCAAGTGGCGGCTCACGAAATACAAACCTGATGGGGTGACGCCATGACCGCCACCCTCTGGTTCGCCTACGTCTTCATCTACAAGGGGCCAAGGCCATGAGCCTGCCGTACGAGAACGCCACCAGCGGCGATAAGGCCTTTGCTGAAATCCAGAAGATCCTGGGCCGCTTCGGCTGCGACAACTACGGAATCATGCACAAGGCCAAGGAGCAGATCACTCTGGTGCAGTTCGAGCACCGAGGTCGCACGGTGCAGTTGCCGGGTCACTGGGGCGGCTATGCCAGCGCCTGGCTGCGCGAGCACCCGCACAGCAGCCGTATGCGCTCGAGCCCGGATGAGCACCGGCAGAAGGCTGCCGACATTGCACAAATCGCCGTCTGCTCAATGCTGCGCGACTGGGTCAAGGCCCAGGTCACCGCGGTCGAATGCCAGCTCATGACGTTCGAAGAGGTGTTCATGCCTCACATGCTGCTGCCCGACGGGCGCCGAATGGTTGAAGCCGCGCAGAAAATGTTGCCTCCGGCGCAATAACCCCAATCCCCCTACATGCCTGCCGGTGAGCGGCGGGCGAGGTATTTCTATGTCTGCAGTTCAGCGATTCCACGAGGCAGCCAACGACGCCCTGGTCAAACTCAGCGAGCACTGCCTGCCAGGTGCCAAGCTCGCTTTGGTCATTGTCACCCCGGGCGAGCCGGAGCGAGACATCATCCTGGAAGACCAGGGACTGGATAAAAACGAGGTGGTCAGCGCGCTGCGCCGGCGTGGCCTGAGCATCGACGGCGACAACGCCTACAAGCGCGACCTTTGTGACGCGATTGTTGGAACCTTGGCATTCGGAGCCCAAGACCGTTGCCCGCCCCCAGCGGGCCACTGGGCGCAAACCTTCTGGGATATGGGTCGTGATTCATACGCCAATACAGAAGAACTGATATCCGCGCTGGAACTCGTCACCGACTGCCTGAGCAAGGCGCTCACCGGCGGAGAGGTCTCGGCGAAAAGGGCCGGTAGCGCGTTGGTCTCCGCCACCGAGTTGCTCGCCAAGCAAATCAGATAACCCACCCTCAGCCGCCCTGCGCGGCAAGGACACCCCATGTTCGCTATGAAACTCACCCTGATTGCACTGGGCGCTTTGCTGTACCTGGTCGGATCACTCGGATGGATCTTCTGGTTCGGGCCTGACTTGCTGGCCACCGGCACCACCGAAGCAGTGATCTATGCCTTCGCTGGCACCTGCGCCTGGATGCTGATCACCTTCGGCTTGGCCGTTCACATCATCAAGACAGCGCGGCCTACGGCCGGCGGGAGGTAGAGTATGGATATTCATTTTCTGTCGCACGAGGAAGTTTGCACGCTCACGGGCGCAAAAACTAAAGCTGGCCAGGTGCAGGTTCTCAAAAGAAACGGAATTCGCCACACCATCAAGCGCAGCGGTTGGCCTTGCGTCATTGCCAACGCCCTCACCGGCGAACCGGTTGCAGCATCAGCAGAAAAACCAAAATGGCAGCCACGCCTGGTGAGTTAAATGGGAAGGAAGCCAACAAACCCTGACAGCGTCACACGCCTCAGGAAGCGCAAGCAACGCAGCGGGACAATCTATTACTACTATGACCTCGGAGGAACGCCCAGAAAAGAGATCGCCCTGGGCAGCGATTACGGAATAGCGATCGTGGAGTACGCAAAGCTCGAAAAGAGCCGCGCGTCCTCGGCCTTAGTACAGGACGTGCTCACCTTTGCCTACGTTGCGAACATTTACATGCTTGAGGTCGTGCCCACCAAAGGGTTGGCCACGCAGAAGGATAACGCCAGAGAGCTCAAGCAACTATTGAAGTTCTTCGACGATCCGCCGGCACCGCTAGAAGCGATCGAACCGCAACACGTCGTACAGTACCTTCGCCAGCGCGGCAAGACGGCGCCAGTACGAGCCAATCGCGAGAAGGCGTTACTTAGCGCCATCTGGAACTTTGCCCGCAGCAGCGGCTATACGGCCTTGGCCAACCCGTGCGCCGGCGTAAAGGGTCACAAGGAGTCTGGCCGAGATCAATACATCGAGGACGAGATGTTCGCACTGGTGTACCGGCACGCTGAGCAGCCGCTGCGGGATGCGCTTGACCTGTTCTATCTGACCGGCCAACGCATTGCGGACACCCTGAAAATGGATGAGCGAGATATACGCGACGATAGGCTGGCTGTGAAGCAAGGCAAAACGAATGCAAAAAGGAGGATTGAGATAACCGGGGAGCTGAAGGTGGTGATTGATCGAATCATGGCCAGGAAGGACGGGCACAAGATCCGCACCAGCAGGCTCATCGTTATGGATAACGGACAGCCCATGACCAGCAGCATGTTGCGAGGAAGGTTTGACGCGGCCCGCGAGGCGGCCGGTGTAGAGAAAGGAGACTTTCAGATGCGCGATCTTCGCGCCAAAGCCGGTACCGACAAAGCAGAATCCAGCGGGGACATCCTGCAGGCTCGCGACCAGCTTGGGCACACAACTGTCGTCATGACGGAGAACTACATCCGTAAGAGGATCGGCAAAAAGGTCACGCCGACCAAGTGATTTCTGCACCGCAATAGTTTTAACCCCCTTGAAAACAAAGGGCTGCAAGCGAGGTAAAAACTACTCGTAGCGGTGCAGAATGCAAGCTAACTTGTTGTATTTAAAAGAATACCTTGCGGACTTAAAATCCCCCGCTCGTAAGGGCGTCCCGGTTCGATTCCGGGTTCGGGCACCATAGATATCAAAGGGCTTGCCAGGGAAACCTGGGCAGGCCCTTGTCTTTTTTGTTCCGTAATTTCCCTCCAGCGGCATTCTGCCGAACGAACATTAGGTAGTTCGCCCAGCGCCTGGGCCGGATTTTCTACCTGCAAGGCGAAAGCGTTAGCGGCCATACCTTGTGGGAACAACAAACGAAATACTTCGATGCCGGCAGAGCGTAGTTCCTCGGCCAGTTTTTCGGCTGCTGCGCCTCCCGCTGAGTCGCGGTCGAAAGCAATAATTACCCGCTGCGTGCCTTGGTGTTTCAGGGCCTGCCAGTGATCTTGAGAAAAACCGTTCACACCGTAAGCGCTGATGACGTTACGAAAACCCGCACACCAAAAGGTCATGGCGTCGATCAGCGACTCACAGAGAATAATTTCCAGGCTGGCTAGCAACGCCGCTTCGTTCCAGACACCGCGCAACGGCGTGGCCAGGTACATATGCCGGGACTGGTTGGCCGGAATTTTGTTGTTCGGCTGCATCCGCCGTCCGTAAAGCTGCATCACCCGCCCGGACTGCTCCGGCTGGGCGCCGTCTTCCAGACCCAACACCGGCACGACCAGGCAACCGTTCAAATGTTCATGCCCGGTGGACCGCAAAACACCCAAGGTTTGCAACTGCTGACGCATTTGGCGACCCGCCTGGGTGTGCCCGGCAGGCAAGCGATAGGTCAGGGTTTTAAATGCTCGATCAGCTCGGGATGGTTCAAGCCGCGAGATTCCAGATAGGCCAGTGCTTCGGGCGATTGCTTGAAATTGGCGTAGTAGAACTCGACCACCGAACGCAATAGCGCGGCGTCTTCGACCGCGGAGGTTGAAACAGCAGAAGAGCCCGCAGCTAAGGAAGGGAGGTTTTGCAGTAAGCAGATAAAACAACACCGGCGCGAGGCCGGTGCAATTCCAATCACATTTACAGAAAACACCAGTGCGAGTTCTGCTATCGGGACCAAGCAACATATCTACATATCAGGTTATGGATATATGCCGACCCGCTCAAGCTCAGAGAAAAAGAATTCCATACCTTCCCGTATGCTATCTGTATCTTTTCTTATTATAACATCGTTACTTGTCGGCATATTTAAAATAAAAGTATAAATATTACGCTCTCTTTCACCATCAACCTTGAATATGAAAAAACCCTTATTTTTCATCGCCACCAACTCTAATATTTGAATAAATTCCTCTAGCCCAACGCTATCCATACTTGGTGAACCGAAACGGGCTGCATACTTTTCAGAAAGCTCATTGAAAGACATTAATCCAGCCCTCTTAATGCTTTTGAAATATCTTGGACATTAGTTAGCTTCCCCGTCGCAACCTTATCCACAACATTCCAAATAATTTGTTTTGGCGGGCCATCCACGCCGTTTTTTATAATCAACTGTTCAACCACTTCAACAGCAGTCCGTTTATTTCCATTATCAAACAGATGCCCGCCAGCAATATCCCTGATCATTGAGCCAGCCTTATTATAAAAACCATCATAATTGGCAGCATTTGCAATAGCCGTATCAACCTCTCTGAATGAAACCGAACCGCCAAACTGTGAATTTATAGCAGTGATGTCGTCTGCACTTAAGCCGACCTTGAAACCACCAAGACCTGTTCCACTTGGAAGGCTTGACGCTGAACTTAAGCCACTAGCAGCTAGATCATCTACCTTTCCGGCAGCGCCACCAGTTGCTTTTGCCCCAACCGCAACGCTTGGCTTGCTCCCTGGAAATCCCAACCCCGCAATCGCCAACGCGCCAGCCAGCAGATTACCTGCCGCGTTCCATCCATCCCCATTGAAGGCCTGCTTGGCACCTTGACCAGCCTGGAGCACCCCATTAGCCGCTGCAGCAATTCGAACACTAGCGCCTAACGGCCCCGAAAGTCCATAGATTGCTGGGCTACCGATATTCGCGAGACCTTGCTGCTCATTGTTGATACGCAAAATGCCTTCGGCATCTCTGTAAACAAGCTCGTTAGCGCTCTTGTCTCTAGTCCAGAAAAATTGCTCCCCCCAACTGAGTTCAGCGCGCGCTGCATCAGCGTATGCGTTCTTCGCATCGGAGGTGCCTGCATAATAAAAGTCTGATGACGGTACAGGTCCCTTTTCAAGTAAATTAGCCAATTCTGCACGCGCTTGTGTCTCGCCCTTGGCTGCAACTTGCTCGTATGTGTAGACCTGCAGATAGGCGGTCAGCTCGGCTACTTCGGCGGCGGATAAAGACCCGGGATCGTTCTTGTAAGCCGCTAACAAGTTATCGCTGCGTTGATCCGCGCCCTCCAGTGTTATAAGGGTTTTGGCTGAGTCGATACGTTGATCCTTTGCAAACGCGTTACGCGCTTTATCCCGCTCAGATGAAGAGTGACCTCCCAAAAAGTTATATTGCGTAGCATTCTTCGCAACCCACCCACCCTGCTCCATGGATTTCGCATCCGCATCCTTCTGCGACGCAGCGGCCAGCACGCCCACGATCTGGGAACTCATCGACAGCAGGTCTTTATCGCCTTTAACCAATGTATCGAGCTGAACGACTAGCGCTTCGTTAATACCCGCCGCCAGCGCACCGGTCTTGAAATCGCCGCCTGTGGCTTTGGAAAGCAATCCTCCCACCATGGCGTGCACGATCACCTTGGGCGGATACCCTTCCGTCAGCACGCCTTGGGTATAGTCGCCAATAGCGTTAAAGCTTGCCGCCGCCAGTGTGTTGAACAGCGCGCCCTTGAGCGCATCACCCAGATCTCCGCCTTGCCCCAATGCCTTGCCCAACAGCGTTGACGTGGTGTTTTGCAAGACTTGGTTCGCGGCGAACTGTCCAACGCCGGCCCAGGTTCCAAGGGCGCCAGGCACGGTAACAATTTTGCCAGTGGCATTGACGGTTTCGGTTCCGGTCCAGCCATCGAACAGGCCTGCCGTCAAACCTGCCGTCACGCCCGAAATGAAGTAACCCTTGATCGCATCCGAAGACGTCAC